CTTTCGGATCTCTCGACATTTTAAATTATTATATGACAAAACAGTATCTAGAAACTCTAGATATGGTCTTGAATAATGGGTCATTTCAACAGTTCAGATATACGATGCGCCGTGATCGTCTATATCCTGATGTTGACAAGGACTTTTTACAGGAAGGGCAGTGGTTACTAATTGAAGCACATAGATTGCTCAATCCACTAGAAGCCACTGAAATGTATAATGATATGTTTGTGAAAAGATATGCGACTGCTCTTATGAAGAAGCAGTGGGGGCAAAATCTCATCAAATATAATAACGTTCAACTGCCAGGTGGTATTACTTTAAATGGCAGACAGCTTTATGAAGACGCACTTGCTGAAGTAGAAAAGATTGAGAGTGAAGTTCTCAGTAAGTACGCAATTCCACCTCTGGATATGATTGGTTAACCATGCCTACTAGTCCTTATTTTCCCACCTACTACCAAGGTCACCCAGGAGAACAGAACCTGGCACAAGATCTTGCTGACGAACAGATTAAACTGTTTGGAACGGATATCTATTATCTTCCAAGAACTATTCTAAAAGATAATACTCTGGATGATATCATCTATTCGAAATATCAAGATCAGTTTCAAGTAGAAATGCTTCTACAAAACGTAGAAGGTTTTGGGGAGCAATCAGAATTCATCAGTAAGTTTGGCATTCGCATTACTGATGAAGTCAGATTTATTGTTTCATCTAGAAGATGGGATCAAGTAGAGGCACAGTATAATCCATCTCTAACCGTTGCTGGGAGACCGAACGAGGGAGATCTACTTTACTTCCCACTCACAACAGATCTCTATGAAATCAAATTTGTTGATAGAGAAAGTCCTTTCTATCAGTTTGGAAAAATTCAATTCTTAATTATAACTGCTGAAATCTATGAAATTGGTAATGATCTCATTGATACTGGTATTGCTGAAATTGATGAGATTGAGAACCTATTCAGTTCTGCTATCGCTCTGGTTATGAATACCGGAGGAACTGGCAACTTTACTGTTGGTGAGTTGATAACTGGTGGAACGAGTAACACAGAAGCTACAGTTAAGTCTTGGAATAGTACAACAAGAACACTTCAAGTCATTAATCGAACCGGCACATTTGTTACCGGAGAAACAATTACTGGCGATGATAGCGGCACTGTAAGGGTTCTTGGGTCATTTGATACTCTAAATAATACCAACAGCGAATACGATCAGAATAGAGAACTTGAAGACGAAGCTGATAATATAGTCGATTGGACCGAAAGAAATCCATTCGGTGAATATGGAAATCATACAGGTAGTATCTGATGTTAGGATCTCATTTTTACAACGAAATTACACGCAAAAATATTATTGCGTTTGGAACTCTCTTCAACAATATTACGTTGAGGAAGAAAAATCCTGCCAATCAAGATGTGTTGGAGGAAGAAAAAGTTCCGTTGGCATATGGTCCAAAGCAAAAGTTTCTTGCTCGCTTGGAACAAAATCCAGAAGTTGGTAGAAAAGTTGCTATTCAATTGCCACGTCTTTACTTTGAAATGACTGGTATTGATTATGATGCCGCAAGAAAGACTTCCCCAATTCAAAAGTATAAGAGCATTATTAACGATAACGGTAACGAAGTTAGAGTTCAGTATGTTCCAGTTCCATATAATATGAGTTTTGAACTGGGTATTATCGCAAAGTCGCAAGACGATGCTCTTCAGATTGTAGAACAAATCATTCCATATTTCCAACCATCATTTTCTGTGACATTAAATATGATCCCAGATATGGATGAGAAGAAGGATGTTGCTATCATATTGAATGATATCAGTTATGAAGATGAGTGGGAAGACGACTACATGCAGCGTAGGTATATTGTCTATACCTTAAGATTTACTGCCAAGACATACTTCTACGGTCCTTATAGTCAGTCAGACATTATCAGAAAAGCAATCGTTTACGAAACTGTTGGCGATATCTCTGTCAATAGGAGAGCGATGAAGAGAACTTATACCGCTGAGGCTCTAGTAGATAAAGATGGTGATGGTGATATTGACGCAGCAGATCATGCTTTAATCACTGCCGACGACGATTTTGGTTTCAATGAAGGCATCGAGATATACTAATTATGGACGACTTAGAAAAGAACATGGAAAATATTCTGAACATCGAAGTTCAGGAAGTAGAGACGGATGAAATCGTCTCCAATAAATCTCAGATTGAAAGTGTAGATCCTACACAAGATCGCCTAAAAGACTACGAATATACGCGAGGGGAATTATACAACCTCATCAGCAAGGGTCAGGAGGCGGTACAAGGCGCTTTAGAGGTCGCACAGGAGAGTGGGCACCCAAGAGCGTATGAAGTCGCTGTGAACGCCATGAAGCAGGTAGCAGATATGACTGACAAGCTTGTAGATCTTCAGAAAAAGATGAAGGATCTAGATGCCGAGAATAAGAAGGTTACCAACGTGACGAATAATGCGATGTTCGTTGGTAGCACTACAGAATTACAGAAGATGCTAAAGCAAATGAGCGGCAACAAAAGATAAATATAGCGTTACCGTTGTGACAACTAAATATGCCACGCGAATGGAATACCTCGTTTAGGGAACCGTGGAACCCTATAATCAAGAGGTGTTTAGATGGCGCTGATCTCCACACAGAAATTTATCTAGAAACCGGTGATGGTTTCCACGAACAACAAGCAGAAAAATTACGAGACTATGTGAGGTCTCTAAAGGATTGGATCCACGCAACAGAGCCAGAAGGTTTTCATAGAAATAAATAACTAGAGATAGTTTTTAATATTGATGGCATACATCAGGCACGATATTAATAATAATGTTGTGTCCCCGCAACCATCCAGCACAACCGTCAATTGGTTTTCTGGAACTGAGGGGTGGAGTACCATCACATATAAAAACTGGAATGGTGATTATATTGCGAGAAATACGGATAATACTGTAAGAACTCCTGGAACATTTCAACCAAGGAATTACGACAATACTGTTAGAACTCCTGGTGTATATCAACGCTATGATGTAAATAACAACGCTGTATTACTATAATGTCTGGAATATTCAATTGGGATGACAACTTTAGATTGAATGTTTCTATGGGTAAAGTCCGTGGAGCATCAACCATTCATAAATTTGGTGCTGTCCCAGCACTATCACAAAGTACTACAGGAACTGTGTGGGATAAAAATGACACGATTTATCCATGGAGTGCTTTTGATACTGCTGGCATAATTACTGCTTCCATTGTCAATGCTTCAGATGACGGAAAGCAAGTTACTGTACTTGGACTAGATGCTAACTACAATGAAATATCGGAAACTTTTACAGTATCAAGCACCGCTACTGTTGCTGGAACGGTTTCATTCAAGCGTGTGTTTAGAGCGTATCTTGTAAATGGTTCCACAAATAATGTGGGAGACATAAACTTTAAAAAGAATGGCACAGATGTATTGAGAATTACTGCTACAAAAGCACAAACTCTTATGGCAATCTACACAGTGCCAGCTGGCAAGACCGCTTACTTATATAAAGGAGTTGCTACAGCACAAGCAGCTGCTGATGGCAGCGGTCATATGTTTGTTCGTTATTTCGGTCAATCATCGTTTAGAATAGGTCACTCGTTTGAAGTATCCACTGGTGGAGAATATGATTATGAATTTTCCTTCCCTATTCGTATTCCAGAGAAATCTGATATTGATGTTCGTATAACTACTAGATCAAATAATGGTCGTTATACAGCAGCATTTGATCTTTTATTACTAACCGAGCAGTAAAATGAAAGACTATAAAGAAATCAAACACCTTGCTGAAGAAGCAAAGAAAAAAGAGCAAGAAGAAAAGCGTTTCTGTAAGCTCTGCCAAAAACCAGAGACCAGAAAGGAATGTTCCTATGGCGAGAAGGCGTGGGATCGTTTCGCAGTTCCTATTCAATCGGTGAAGAGAGAAGAAGTAGAACTGGAAGAAGCTGCTTGGACTAAGAAGGAGGGTCAGAACAAGAATGGTGGACTTAACGAAAAGGGACGTAAGTCTTACGAAAAGGCAAACCCAGGAAGCGACCTTAAAGCACCTTCAAAGAAGGTTGGAAATCCCCGCAGGGCGTCATTTTGTGCCAGAATGAAGGGCATGAAATC